AAGCATCTGGTCCTGAAGGGTATCTCACTGATAAAGGACTGATACCTTTAGGTGATGTTGAACGTAGCAAAAGAAGTAAAGCTATTAAAACATTAGAAAACTTGGTAATGTAATAAATACTAGGAGGAATAATAATGAGAGCGATACCACTAAAGAAGTTGGTCAAGCTGTACTTACAGTCATCTGAGTTTAATCGCTTACGTGATCAAACAAAGTTAGACTACACTAGGTTCTTAAAGATATTGACAGACACGTTAGGTGAAACAACTGCATCTGTTGTATCAGGTAAGGACGCAAGGATGGCGTATGAAGAATGGGTTACACGAGGCATACACCTAGCTAATCACGTGGCAGCAGTAGCTGGCATTGTGTACAGGCATGGTCAGGACATGGAGTATGTTAAGAATAATCCATTCACGCTAGTAAGGAAGCTATCACCTACTGCACGTAACACAGTATGGACACAGGATCAGGTGCGTCAGTTTCTTGACGTAGCTTATGGTGACTTTGTGTATCGTAACGTAGGACTGATAGTACAGATGGCCTATGAGTGGTGTCAACGTGTAGGTGACATGCGTATGCTGACATGGGATAGTATTGACTTCAATACACGTAGACTAAGACTGTTACAGTCCAAGCGTGGTGCAGAGGTACAGCTACCCATATCAGATGCGTTACTCGATATGCTTACAGAACAACGTCAGGACTTTGACTTCCAGAAATATGTAGCACCTATGCCTTCACCTAAAGGTGGTGAGTACAAACCATTCTCAATGGAACGATTGTCCAAGATAGGTAGAACAATTATGAGACAGGCTAAACTGCCTGATGAATTACGCTTGATGGATCTGCGAAGAACTGGTACAACTGAAATGGTAGAGGCAGGTGTGCCATTGCCACAGATTATGTCAGTGACAGGACATGCTAATCCACAATCGGTGAAGCCTTACATAAAGAATACTTATCTTAGTGCTAACAGTGCATTGACTGCACGACAACAGTTTAAGGAGGATTGATATGCTACAAGCAGACCGAGATAAAAAAGCAGAGTATATGAGACAGTACTACATAAATAATAAAGAAAAGATACAGGAAAAAAACAGATTATATAATCAAAAGAATAAAGAAAGACTAAAGGTACTAGCACAAGAGTATCGATTAAAAAATAAAGATAAGATACGTGACTATAAACACGAATATTATAAGGAACTTCAAAACATTAATAAGCACTCAGATATATGTAAGGCATTTTTAACAAAAAAAATATGTGCAATGAGAAGTAGACATGACTCTGTGACATTAACACCTGAAGAACTACTAGAATTGATACCAAAAGATTTAAGATGTCCTGTATTTGGAATTAAGTTTACTTTTGAAGGTGGTAATAACTGGAAAAAGAGACAGAGAAATATGTCTGTAGATAGAATAGATAATAGTAAAGGCTATCATAAAGATAACGTGATAATTGTTTCTTTTAAAGCTAATGCTATGAAAAGTTCAGCCACACTTAAGGAGTTATACCAAGTCGCAGATTTTTATTATGAACTGGGGAAGAAATTAAATGCTTGAATATCTCACAGGCTTAGACATCACTGATGGTAGTTCTGTACGTATGGATTGTCCTGAATGCAAAGGACGTAGGACATTCACTGTGTCCAATCTAAATGGACAGCTACTATGGAACTGTTACAAGGCAGGATGTAGTATCAGTGGTGCTAACAGGGTAAGCATGTCTGCTACTGCTATACAGGATAAGCTAAACAAAGTAGTAAAGGTAAAGGACACCAGCTTTGATATGCCTATGTACGTAGTGCCAGTGCCTGTACCTACTGATGCCCCTGTCTATGAGTATGCAAGTGAGTGGGGTCTTGATGTAGCAAAGCATGGTCTGATGTATGACATACGTGAGCATCGTGTTGTGTTTCCTGTAGTACATAATGGTATTACAGTTGACGCTACTGGCAGGGCATTGGGTAAGCGGATACCTAAGTGGAAGCGATATGGAAATAGTGGGTTGCCTTATGTACATGGTTGTGGTAAGGTAGCTGTTGTTGTAGAGGATTGCGTTAGTGCAGCAGTTGTTGGAGGAGATCGACATACAGGGGTAGCTTTAATGGGAACCTCCATGTCCAACGAACAGAGGCAATACCTAGCGCAGTTCTCTACAGCAGTAGTAGCATTAGATCCTGATGCATCAAAGAAAACATTAACAATAGCAAAGGAGTTACGAAGTGTAGTTAATAATGTAAAAGTCCTACGTCTACAGGACGATATAAAGTATAGACACAAGAAAGATATGGACGCTCTTAATGAACTATGAAAGGATGAGCTATGGAACTTTCACTTATACGAAGCCTTATGGAGAAACAATTCTACGAGGAACACAGGGGTTCACGTTGCCCTATGAAACTATTCAGCAAGGACATACAGAAAGTTAAACGTGTAATAGATAAAGCAATGGATGACTATGATCGCAGTGTCTCACCAGATGAAGTTGAGGCACTTTTTTTATCGGATAATCCAACACTGACTACAGCACAGAAGCAACAGTACTCTGCTTTGTTTGGTCAGATTAAAACACAACAGCCTATGGGTAAGGACATAGCACAAGAGGTACTGTCTAAGTTATTTCAGCAGGTGATTGGTGAAGAGGTTGCCAACTTAGGTTTCGACTTTGTTAATGGATCACTCAAAAGTCTACAGCCACTACGTAATCTACTTGAGGTACATGGTGATGACTTCATACCTAAGTTACAGGTACAGTGGGAAGACATGAACATGGACAGGATACTTGACGAGGGTGACTTACAAAGCAAGTGGACCTTCAACATACCTAGCCTTGCACGTAAGGTTCCGGGCGTGAATGCAGGTCAGCTTATTGAAATAGGTGCTAGGTCCAACACAGGTAAGACTAGCTTCCATGCCAGCTTGGTTATGGGGCCAGATGGTTTCGCAGATCAGGGTGCTAAAGTTATTGTACTCTGTAATGAAGAAACACCTACTCGTGTAGGCCACAGGTATCTGACATGTGCAGTAGGTACAGACTCAGTAGGCATACGTAAGGATAAGGCTAGGCATCTAGCTACGTACAGATCCAAGTCTCGTCACCTCAAGTTCAAGGACAGCACAGAGAAAGACATGGCATGGGTGGAGTCAGTATGTAAATACTACAAGCCTGACATCATCATGCTAGATATGGGTGACAAGTTTACATCCACAGCTAACTCTGCCAGTATACATGAGACACTCAAACAGAATGTCATGTACGCTAGACAGATAGCAAAGCAACAGGAGTGCGCTGTGTTCTATATGTCACAGTTATCTGCTGAAGCTGAAGGTAGAGTAGTACTCAATCAATCTATGATGGAAGGTTCTAAGACAGGCAAGGCAGCTGAAGCTGACCTCATGCTCCTGATTGCAAGGAACCCACCAACAGAGAACCAGACTGAGGAAGACACACAGAGACATATCAACATTGCGAAAAACAAGTTGACAGGTTGGCATGGTATGGTAACTTGTGAGTTTGATTATAAGACAGCATTGTTTTCAGCATAAGGAGGTTAAACATGGTTAATATATTCACACCTAAGAAGGATGCAGATGAGCAGATCTTCTTTCCATTTGGCCCTGTCATGGGCTACAAGAAACTAAGTCCTGAGTTTGTAAAGAACATGAATAGTTTCTATGAAGAAGAACCTGATCTACAGGACTACTCAGATAATCTGGTAGGTAAGGTAGGTCAGGAGCTACACTTCAATGAAGCAATGAGAGACTTGTTCTTGAATGAAGTCAAAGACTTTATAGGTAGGTATAATCAGACAGCTACTATACGAAACTCATATGGTAGAAACAGATTGAATACAGATAACTTTGAGTACAGTATGCAGTTCGTATCTGGCTGGTTAGTCAGGCAGTTTGAGACTGAGTACAATCCAGTACACCTACATACAGGATGTCGTATGTCCTGTGTTGGGTATCTGAAACTACCTGAAGGTATCGAGAAAGAATGGGAAGAGGACTACAAAGATCATCATCCTTCTCATGGACACATACAATTTATATCTGGTAGTGCAGGTAGCTACAGTGCTACAAACTTTATGGTAAGACCACAAGTTGGAGACTTCTATGTATTTCCTAGTGAGTTGTTCCATTGTGTGTATCCTTTCTATACTAAAGGTGAGCGCAGATCGTTTAGTTCTAACTTTAACTTCGTAGAAATTCCTAAAGGAGAGAAAAGTGAAACTGACTCTTGATGTAGAAAACACAGTAATCAAACGTGAAGGTAAGCTACAGCTAGATCCTTTCGAGCCAGAGAACACATTAGTTATGGTGGGTATGCTCGATGATCATGGCAATGAAGACATCGTTACGTTTGATCACAGTGAAGTAGAGGCTACTCCTAATGGTCATGCTATTGTACAGAGCAAGTTAGATCAGGCTACTGTACTGATTGGTCACAACATAGGCCATGACTTAGTGTGGTTATGGGAGTCAGGCTTTACCTACAATGGATCAGTGTTTGACACAATGATGATGGAGTACCTGATACTACGTGGTGTCAAGCAACCCCTGTCATTGGAAGCATGTGCACAACGCTACGATCTGGACACTAAGAAGCAGGACACACTCAAGGCTTATCTCAAGCAGGGTGTATCAGTACGTGATGTACCACATGCTGAGTTAGCTGAGTATCTAAGTGCTGACCTACATGCAACACAACAACTGGCACATGAATTGCGTATCAAGCTAGTAGGTACAGATGCTAGTGGTATGCACAATGTAGTGCAGCTAACTAATCAGATGGTTATTGCACTAGCTAAGATCTATACGAGAGGTTTTAACGTAGACATTACTGCACTGGAAGGTGTACGTATTGCATTTGAAGAAGAAAGAAAGGAGGTACTATCATACTTAGAAACTAAAGTAAGGGAATTAATGGGAGATGTACCATTAAACTTAAGCAGTCCAGAGCAACTATCCACTCTGATATACAGTCGTAAGCCTGTAGATAAAACAGTCTGGATAAATAAGTTCGATCCGTATATGGGGCAGACTGCTTTCAAACAACTGGTCAGGGAAGAAACTGACATAGTGTACAAGTCACATGTAAAGCGGTGTGTCGATTGCTATGGGTCAGGTAAAATAAGAAAGGAGAAAAAGGATGGAACACCATACGCCAAACTGTCAAAGTGTAACTCGTGCGATGGCAATGGGTATCATGTTATTCCTACTAGTATTGTTGGTGGTTTAAAGTTTAATGCTCCCAATGCTAAGTGGGCTACAGCTAATGGGTTCTCTACTAACAGAAAGAACCTAGAGCTACTAGCAAACTCAGCGAGAACTAAAGGCATGACTGATGCACTAGAGTTTCTTGAGAAGGTACAAAGGCTATCTGCATTGGATACTTATCTATCCTCATTCGTTGGTGGGATAGCTAACAATGTGAAAGCTGATGGTAAGTTACACGTAAGACTAAACCAACACATGACATCTACTGGTAGGCTAAGTGGGAAAGAGCCTAACATGCAGAACATGCCACGTGGAGGTACGTTCCCTGTCAAGCGTGTATTCGTATCGAGGTTCAATGGAGGCAAGATACTTGAAGCTGACTTTGCACAGCTAGAGTTTCGTGTAGCTGCGTACCTATCCC